ACAGCATTGGGATCATTAATGCTGCCATTGCATTCAAATTTAATAACACTACCTTTAACTTGTGCTTTGGCGATAGTCGGTTTGTTATTACGACCTTTGCCACGTTTACCACGTTTTTTCATGACACGTTTACCACGTTTTTTCATGACACGTTTAGAACGTTTTTTATATCTAACAACCATTTATTTATTTAATTCGGTATCTCTTCCTTTTATACCTCACATATTTTTTCCGCTTAGTCCATTTAGTAGCGGCAATTTTTTTCTTTTTTTTCATGACTTTCATGCCTTTCTGTTTAACAGAATCCGGCACCTTGTACTTTTTACGAGCATACGCAAGTTGAACAGGGTCCTTCACTGTGTCATACGCTCTTTTCAAATTCTTGCCCAACGGAGTATAAGCCTCCTTGTTGGTCATTTTTCTTACATTTCTACTTCGAAAAGAGCGCTGCATTCGTAAATTATTGACACGTGTTCTTGCGTTAATCTGAGCAATTCGATTGGCCTGCAATGTCGCCTGACCAGTTGTTATTCGCCTGGCAGCATTGGTTGCAATCGACCTAGCACCTCTGACTAGTAATCTAGGGACCCAAAATCTTAATCCATAGAACAACATTTGAGCTGCGAGTGTAGCCATCTCTCCTTCTTCTCTTGGCGGGGGGCCGTAATATTATATATAGGCCCCCTTTAAGTTTACCGCTACCGCTTAATATAGGGATTAGTATTGTTTAAACTCCGATGGTGGAAGTCTCAAATTAGATTGTAGGCAAGGCGGGTAGCCCTGTAAACGACTTGCCTACTGTACGGCTTGAGGCCATGACTATGATTTTTTTTTCACTTTCCATCCCACAAGTGGAAATTATAAGGCAACAGTTTGTTATAAAGTAGCCAATTACAGTATTTCATCTTTATGCCTTATTCCATTGAAACTCACCCAATTGGTGCTTTTGCTTGTGAACTGGACTATGACGATACCGACAACCCATTCTGGTTTCCAAAGTTTACCATACATGGTGCTGGTTCTCGTGCTAATCCTTATATGGTCTGTGATGATTCTCTGGATTGCTCTCCGTGCGCGAGAGCAGAGAAAAGAAGAATGAAAGCTTGGTTACAACAAGGGTCTCAAAAAGGGAGTATAAATTAAATCAATAAATTTATTTCTTTTTTAATGTCTTCTAAATTCAGAATTAATTGCAAATCTGTCTTCTTAACTTATCCTAAATGCTTACTTTCTAAAGAAGAATTACTGGAATATCTAAAATCATTAAAACACCCGTTTAATTATGCTATTATATGTATCGAATCACATGAAGACGGTACTCCTCATTTACATTGTGTGTTAAAATTTATCAAAAAGGTTGATATACGTAAAGAAACTTACTTTGATTTCAATGGATATCACCCTAATATACAAACAACAAAAAATATAAATGCTTCTATTAATTACATTAAAAAGGACGGTGATTATTTAGAATTCGGCGAATTGGAAGAACACATTAATGCAATCGCAGCTAGAACTCTTCCTGATTATAATGATGTAACTTTCGACATATTAAATTCATTATTATTAGAATATGTCTAAACTAGAATGGTTAACTTTATGTTGTGAGGCTAAAATCCCACATGGATACGCTGTAGACATATGGAATATACACACAACAAAAGACTTTTGTACTTTAGACGCATTTGATCACTCAAACGCTCAATATATATCTGATATTCGTTTATGTGTTATGGCAGAAGTTCCTATTGGTATGCGTTCTATTGTAATAGTTGGGCCTTCTGGTTGTGGAAAAACAACATGGGCTAAATTACGGTGCTCGAAACCTGCTTTAATATGTACACATATGGATGATTTAAAAAACTTCAAAATAGGTTATCATACCTCAATCATTTTTGATGATATGAGTTTCACCCATTTAGATCCTGTACTACAAATACCAATTTGTGATAGATACGACAATAGATCATTACATTGTCGATACAATGTTGCTCAAATACCTAAAGGCATTCAAAAAATATTTACTTGCAACGTAGATCCTTTCAAATTAGATCTACCTCAAATTGCTAGAAGATGCAATTTAATAAATCTTTATTAAGTGACATTGGATACAGTAGTTGTACCAAATCTGGCTTGTGTTATATTTCTTCTTTTAATTTCAAAATAACATCCTAATGTATTTTCCATTTCATATGCACAATAGATCTTGTTTGCACTATTAAAATTAATAACATCTTCTAGACCAATAATTTGTGTCTTAGTAAGTGGGAAATAATACGTACTTGGCGTACTAGCAGGTGGTATGGTAGCCTCACCTTTCCTGAAATTGATTTTCTTTAACAAAGGTAAAATCTTCATTTTCATTGTCCCAGAAATATAATTACTGATAATTTGACCAGGCATTACCAATGTCGGCTTGGTTGATGTACAGTTACTAAAAATCTTGCCGTTTGGTGGTTCTTGCATTTCTGCACGAAAATCAAACTGAGCAGCTCTTACTAAATTAACACCAGTGGCATAATCAAAATATTGTAAATTTTTCATATAATCTATACTAGTTTTAGGAAAACTAGAAAAATCATATATTTTTCCTTGAAGGGGATTGTTATTGACATCATCTATACTAGCTCCATCATCAGCACCCTTCGATCTATTCTGTATCTTAAGTTGACTCTTATATGCTAAATTAACCGTAACTTCATCCAACATCATTCTAGCAATTACAGGTTTCACAGATCCAACTATTGGACCTCTCAATTCCAATTTCTTGAAATTAACAAAAATTAATGATGTATCAGCAGCATATGCTGCCAATTCAGTGTTAAGTTTATTAGCAAGAGTTTGATACGAATCACTACCTGAAGTATATGTCAATACAGCGTAAATGGTTTCATCATCTTGTTTAATTACTAAATCGTAATCATTGGTGCCTGCACCACTGGGATATAAAACGTCACTATAATTTGGAATTGGAATTCCAGAAATTCCAAACAATGTTTTCACACATGTTAAACTTATACAATTTAATAAAGTGTTAATTGAACTACCAGTATGTCCAATATAAACAGCATTGGGATCATTAATGCTGCCATTGCATTCAAATTTAATAACACTACCTTTAACTTGTGCTTTGGCGATAGTCGGTTTGTTATTACGACCTTTGCCACGTTTACCACGTTTTTTCA